CTTATTCTTTCTATACCCTTTTCTATAAATTTTCTTCTAAATCATCTACCATACCCTTGGTATAACTACCATTGTGAGTTATCGCATAATCTAATTCCTTGATAATATCAATTAAGTCCGTTTTCGTATAATTATAACCGTCGGTATCCATAAAATCAAATAATGATCCACCCTTAATAACGCTCAATAATAATTCTTTATTTTCAACCATAGTTCTAATGCTCCTTTTTAGATATATTATATCTACTATTATAGTACCACAATTACATTAAAATGTAAATAGTTTTAGACTAAATAATTAAATTATTTTTAGCGTTTTCCTAAACAAATGGGTAGATATATTTTGATCAATCTTTTTAACCCATTATCATTATTATATACTATTATATATCATATACTATATTGTATTACTATATACTATTATATTATAGTTAAGTTGTTTAACTATATAATAGTATTATATTTATATTAAGTAGTTAAGTAAGTAAACTAATAAACTACTATATATATATAGTATAATATATACTTATTATAACAAGTTAGCACTCTTAATGTTCAGGTGCTATTATGTGATATATGACCGTTTACTTAATAGGTTGTATATACAAGTCTATACAGCCCGTTCTCACACCACCTTTAAATAAGATAACCTTGTTTTGTTTTAGTCTTAAACAAATTGAACAACATACCTTATGCTTTGTATTGTATTGTATTATCTTTTAAGTACACCCACCCCTTTAATGATTGAACTGCATTGTATTAAGGTACTCAATACTTCGTGCTTAAAAAACAATAGTTTTACATAGAAAGTAAAAGACTTACATTGGTTTTAATAGGGTATATAATAGATAATGAGAGTATGATTGATTAGTTTACTCCTTTTCTAATTGGTTATACTCTCACTAAACTGTAAAGGAGAATTACTGTTGAACGAAGATAACGAGATTATTTATGAATTAGCAAAAGAGATAGCAGAAGATAACGGTGGTGTAAACGATTGGAGTAGAGTTAGTTTAGAACTAAAAGATAGATTTGGAATAGATAGAAGTGCAGAAGCGTGTAGGTCTGTTTTTAAGAGATTAAGAATTGAGAAGGGTGTAATGTTAGGAAAAGGGAATAATGGAGATGATGATGTTAGTATAGAGATATTTGCTGATGGAACACAAATAAGCCAGCGTAAAATAATAATGAGTGAGAGTGATATGAAGAACGCAAGGTTTGTTATCAATGCTCACGGGTTTGATCCAGATGAGTTTGAGTTGGTTAATTGCAAGAATAATATATGGACAAGTCAAAGTAGCGAAGATGGAGAGAAGATAAATTATCAATCCAAGATTACGATTAAACCTAAGACAATTAGTAAAGATTTAACACTTGAAGATATTAAGAGCATAGTGGCTGATTTCAAGCCATTAGAGAACGATTTAGGTGATGTTGATAGTTTCATTACCCTAACAGAAGAAAATGCGTTAGAAGTGTGTTTAGCGGATATTCATATAGGAGCATTGAGTTGGCACGAAGAAGTTGGAGAAGATAACGATTACAAGATCACCCTTGCTAAGATGCAAAGAGTTATTAAGAAGATTAGAGCATTGATTGAGTTATATCCAGTTAATAAATTATACATTTGTTTCTTAGGAGATTTCTTTCATATAGACACAGAAGCGATGACAACTACTAAAGGGACTAAAGTTGACTTTGACAGTAGACCTAAAAAGATGTTGATGAAAGGCACTGAATTGATTGTTGATATTATTAAGACTTTATCTTATGAAGTTGAAACTGAAGTATATTGGGTTGAAGGTAATCACTCAAGAAATATTGAGTTTGCTGTGTTTAATGCGATGCCTTATATATTTGCTAATTACGATAATATTAAGTTTGATGTTTCACCTAAGATTAGAAAAGCGTTTGTGTATGGAGATAATCTAATTGGACTTCATCATGGAGAAATCAACAAGACTAATAAGTTTAATTGGCTTCAAATTGAGTATCGTGAAGAGTGGGGTAAATGTAAATATGCCGAAACTCATTCAGGACATATCCATCACGAAAGTACAACAAGTAGGGGTGGTATTACAGAAAGGTCAATGTCAAGCCCTAAACCGATAGATAAGTATGAATACGATGAAGGTTATTTAGGTGGTTCTAAAGCAGTTATGTGCTACTTGTGGCACAAGACAGAGAACCTTAAATCCGTTCATTATATTAGGGGATAATATGGTTAAATTATCTATCATCATACCAACTTATAATGTTGAAGAATATATTACACAATGTCTTAATTCAATCGTTAGGTATTTAACCGTTGATTGTCAGCTGATTATTGTTGATGATTGTTCTACTGACCACACGGTTGAGATAATAGAGCATATTATCAATGGTAATTGTAGAAGTCAGTTGGTTAAGTTAAAAGAGAATAAAGGTGTTAGTAATGCGAGAAATGTTGGTTTAGAATTAGCAAAGGGAGAATATGTTGCTTTTATAGATGGCGATGATTGGGTTAGAGCCAATTATGTTCGTGAGATATTAAATGTTGTTGATACTAAAAAAGATTGGTATGAATTGAGTTGGTGTTTTATCAATTCTCCTAACGCTACTTTTATTGCTGGAAGATTACCAAGATGGAATAAATCAGTTTGGGCGAGAGTATTCAATAGAAGCATAATTAAAGTTGAGTTTGATATTAAACACGAGTGGGGAGAAGATGGTTTGTTTCTAAGAGAGAATATTAAAGAAGGTATGACTTGTGGTTATATTTACAAAACAATTTATATGTACAGAAATAATCGTGATGGCAGTTTAAGTGTTAAATATAAGGGGAAAAAATAATGAAAATAATTAAGACAATTTTATTGATTATGGTGCTACCGATTTTATTTATTTTAACTATTGCTTTTGGTTTATGCAAAATAAATAATGGAATAGCGAGAAGTGAATATAGATGAAAATAATTTTTTATAGTTATGCGTGGTATGTTGGTGGTATGGAAAATGTTGTTTATAACTTATGCCGACTATTAAAACAATCAGGAGATTACGATATAACGATTGCTTATTTTAGCGTTAATAACGGAACTAACAAGATGCTTGGTAAGTTATCAAAAGTTGCCAAGATTGAGTGTGTTGTTATTGGAGAATATAAATGCGATTTACTTATAAACTGTTCAAGAAAAGAACTAGATTTGCCTTTTATCAAAGCCGATAGAATTATACATTGGTTTAGTTCTTGTTTGGTTGAGAACATAGATAAGATATTGCCTGATAGTAAAGTAATATCTCAAAGCGTTTGGCATAAGAAAATGTTATTGAAGTTAGGGCTTAATTCTACTATCATAGGTAATCCGTTAGATGTAGATTTAATACTTGAATTATCTAATGAGCAAATTGACTTTAAAAGAACCAATAATGAAACTATTTACTTGATAGTAGCAAGAATATCACACGAAAAAGGTTTTGATAGAGCAATAGACTTTATGGTAAAAAGAGCAAGAGAACATTGCAGGTTAATTGTCATTGGCGAAGCATCAAACAAAAATAACGATTTGATTAGATTGAGAGTTGAGAAAGCATTAAGAAATAAAGTATTATTTTTAGGTGCTAAAGAGAACCCTTACCCATATATTAAAATGGCTGATTTTGTATGTTGTTTTAGCGACCAAGAGATTTATGGTTTAGTTAGCGAAGAAGCACATATTTTAGGTAAACCAGTTATATTCAATCAATACGCAAGTTCAATCTATCAATTTATAAATGGTTTTGATTATTGGACTACAGATAGAGTTGTTAAAAGAAAGAATAAATGTCTTAATGTCTATAAAGACCAAAATATAGCAAGATTTAAGCGTTGGAAGGAGATTATAGATGGAAAAGATTGATTTTTTAGCAACAGAAACACACTTTTTTGACCATATAGTGCCAATTTGGAAGTTATTACCAGATAAATATAAGGGAACTTTCTATGTAAATGGCACTTTTGAAGATAAAGTGATTAGAAGTGGTGTTAAATACACGATAGGTTTACCAACTGATAGTAAATTGACTTTAGTTGCGAGTTATGGCGACTATAAAAAGACAACTGGTAAGGTTCTATTTATGGAACACGGTATAGGACATACTTACAGTAGCAAGCACCCTGCTTATGCAGGTGGTGTAGGTAAAGATAGAGTAGTGCTGTTTCTTAATCAACACGCATTGAATAATTATAAGAACTCATTTACATACCCTTTAGTTGAAAATGTCATTATAGGCACACCTAAAATGGACAATGTAGAGTTTGAAGATGTTGAGATTAAAGATAGAAAGCCGATAGTTTGTTTATCGTTTCATTGGGATTGTTTAGTATCACCAGAGAGTAGATCTGCTTATGATTTTTATAAAGTTATGATACCTTTATTGGCTCAACGAGATGAGTTTAAGTTAATAATGCACGGACACCCACATATTGGTTGGCAAGAACAGTTTAAGGAATATAACATTGAGTTTTTAACTAATTACGCAGATGTGTTGAAAATAGCAGATATTTATGTCAACGATAACAGTTCAACAATGTACGAGTTCATGTGTACTGGTAAGCCAATAGTAGTGCTTAATTGTCCTTTTTATAGAAGGGGTGTTAATCACGGAATTAGGTTCTGGGAATATATCGGTGGTGTTCAAGTTAATAGACATAAAGAGTTGATACCAGCCATTTTAAGAACGATAGCGAACCCTAATGAGTTTAGGGAACTAAGACACGATATTGTCCTTAAATTGTACCCTAATAGGGGTTATGCAACTCAAACAGCAGTACAAGAGATAGTTAAGTTTCTTGATGAATTAGGAGATTAAGTGGAAGAATATAAAAAAGCAATAGAAGAAATAACTTTGTTATTTACTAATAAGAAAATTAAGGACATTGATACAAGTATTGAGATGTGTAAAACTCAATATGAACTGTTAGTGTCTTTATTTGATACAAGTGATATTGAAGAAGATAAACAATGGGCTGTTAGATATGCGGTATCTAAACTGCTACCGATTATTCAACAAATGTTAGCAAGTCCTAAAGTTGAAGAGAATAAGATAAACTCTATTTACCAAGTTTACCGAAGAACCTATGCTTTTTGCGGTAGAAGAAGTTTGGCTCATTTCATTGACTTTATGGAGTGGGAAAGACCAAGTGATAATAAAGTTTTTGTTAATCGTAAAGATGTATTAAACCCTATTGTGTTTTATCTTAATAAAATGTTGTTTGATCCTATATTTACAACGATAGTTATTAGTCTACCTCCTGCTTATGGAAAGACTTTTGTATTAAATTATTTTAGTGCGTGGTGTTATGGAGTTAATATAAATAATTCTATTTTAAGACTATCTTATAATGATGAGTTATTAAATGGGTTTTCAAGATCTATTAAAGACTTAATCCAAAGTGAATTATATAATGAGATTTTCCCACAGTTTGCTATATACAAGGGTAAACCTTTTGACAAAGAAAAAGATAGCGATTGGAAGTTAAAGAATAGCGATATAATCGTTTCTCATTATGTTAGGACAAGAGATGGTGGTACAACTGGTGTTAGAGCAAGAACCGCTATTATTTTAGATGATATTACTAAGGGTAGCGATGAAGCATATAACGATGACTTACACGAGAACTACTGGAAGAAGTTTACAACAGAGTGGTGGAACAGAAGAGAAAATGACAAGATTAAATATATCTTTGCAGGGACTATGTGGACACCTAAAGATATTCTTAATCGCATAACAGAGAAAGAGTGTAAGATAAGCCCGCCTATTCAATCAAGTAGATATAAATATGTTATGGAAAGCGAAGATGGACACGCTGTTTTTATTAGAGTGCCTTTATTAGATGATAATGATACTTCAACTTGCACAAGGGTTATGTCAACTAAAGAAGCATTACAGTTGAGAGAGATAACAGACCCTTACTTGTTCAGTTGTGTTTATCAACAAAACCCAATAGCACCTACTGGTATGGAGTTTGCTTATGAGAACCTTAAACAGTATGATACTTTGCCTAAAGACCTTAATACATACGCTTATGCTGTTCTTGATCCAACTAGAAAAGGTAAAGATAATATCTCAATGCCTATTTTTAATATGACAGGAGATGGAGAAGAACATTACTTAATTGATGTTATCTACAAGAGAATAGCGATGACAGAAGCATACGATTTAGTTATAGACAAGATTTACGAGCATAGAATAACTAACTTTGTAGTTGAGAATAATACCGACACATCGCTTAAACCGATATTAGAGATGAAATTAAAAGAGAAAGGTATAACCTTTTGCGTTATAAGAGAAAAGTATAATACTGCTAAAAAAGAGATAAGAATTAAAGATATGCGTGGTTTGATTTTGAGAAAAATGTTTTTTAAGAAGAAAGGTTTATCTGCTTCTAATAGTGATTATGGTAGATTTATGACCGCATTTACTACTTATTCATTTGATTATGCTAATAAAAACGATGATGCACCAGATAGTTTAGCGTTATATGTTGCTGAAATTATAATGGACAATGTTAAAAGAAACAGTTTTGAGATTTTAGATAGGAGATTATATGGGTTTTAGTCTTATATTTAGTAAATACACTTACTTTAGTTTGCTAAAGCGTGATAGGTTTAGAGTGAATAAATGTGAAAGGTGGTATCTATGGCTTTTGAAAAAGATGGAGTGAATATAAAGTATTTATTTGACAATCTTTTTGGAAGAACTGTATTAAAGACATCGGCTAAAGATGAAGAACTAAACCCTATAACTATTATTCAAGTTCTTAGAGATGTTTTGCCTATTCACTTTGATAATCGTAAACAAATTGATTATCTAATTGGCTATTACAAAGGCAATCAAGATATTCTAAATAAGGTTAAGTTGATTAGAGAAGATATAAACAATAAAGTATTAGAAAATAACGCATTTCACATTGTAGAGTTTAAGAAGGGCTACGTGTATGGTGATCCAATCCAATATGTTCAGCGTGGAGATATTGAAAAAGAAGAGATTGAGAAACTTAATAGATTTATGGTTGATAACGATAAACCAAGTAAAGATAAAGACTTAGCCGAAGATATGTATATTTGTGGAACTTCATATAGATTGGTATTTCCAAGTTATGAGAGCGATGTACCATTTGTTATCTATAATTCTAATCCTAAAGACACCGCAGTTATCTATGATAGTGGTTATGAAGGTAAACCAGTTATGGCTTTCTATGTCGCTACTAAAAAGAATTATTTAACTAATCAAATATACTACATTATTACTGTTTATACTAAGACTAAGATATACACATTCAAGACTAACGATAGAGCATTTGAATATGGTAGTGAATTAGAGATTGATTATATACCGGATAAATTAGCAAGTGCAGAGATAAATTGGTTAGGTTATATACCGATTATTGAGTACCCATTGAATAAGAGCAGATTAGGTATTATTGAGTTAGTTAAATCAACTTTAGATGCCCTAAACAAGATTAGTTCCAATGATATTGATGATATTGAACAATTTGTTCAAAGTCTATTAGCCCTAATCAATGTTGATATTGATGTTGAAGAGTATAAGAAAATGCTTGAAGCAGGTGCGATTAAACTTATGTCTAATGTAGACAGGGGACAACCTGCCGATATTAAGTTGATAACAAACAAGTTATCTCATAGCGAAACTAAGATACTGTACGATAGATTATACAATAATATGTTGACAATCGCAGGTGTACCACGAATGAGTGATAAAGTATCAAGTGGCGATACTGGACAAGCGAGATTAGTTGGCGAAGGTTGGACAATGGCTGATGAAAGAGCAAAACAAGATGAATTATCGTTTAAGGTGGCGGAGAAACAGTTATTAAAGATTGTATTGAATATATGCAAGAATAAAGCGAATAGTGGCATTACAACGCTTACCACAAGCGATATTGAGATTAAGTTCACAAGAAACAAGAGTGATAACATATTAGTTAAAACTCAAGCGTTACTTAATATGCAATCAGCACAAGTTGCCCCAGCAGTTGCGTTTAATGTTATTGGGTTATTCAGTGATAGCAACGAAGTTGTTAATCAAAGTTCAGCGTTCTATGGGGAAGGGTTTTGGCAAAAAGACCAAACGATGACACCTGAACAAGAAGCAATTACAGATACAGTTGATACAGAAGTTAAAGCAGATATGCAAGTGGAATAAATACACTTTACATATATTGATTGCTACCTATGGCAAAATAGGACTTTCACAAAGTTGGAGTGGTACTCCTTAATAACCTATAAGAAAGGTGGTATTGTATGGCTACATTATTAGAAAAGTTGGTTGAAGTATTAGGAGATGAAGAGATTGCTAAGAAGGTTCAAAGTTCATTAGGTGATTATATGTTGCCTAAGACAGAATATGCCAAAGTAAGAGATGCTTTGAAAGAAAAAGAAGCAGAACTTGAAAAGATTAGATTGTCAAGTATGGATAATGAACAGAAGTGGCAACACGAGATGACAAAAGCACAAGCAATTCAAAGCGAGTTCAATGTTAAGACTAACAGATTAGAAGCCGAAAAGTTATTTGTCGGTGCAGGGTTATCTCAAGAAGTCTACCAAGATATTTTAGATAAGTCAGTTAGTGAAGATAAAGATAGAACATTAGGATTGGTAAATGGGTTTATTGGTATATTAGGCAAAGAGAAAGAGATTATCGCTAATCAAACGAAAGAAAATCTACTCAACAGCACTAAGAAACCTGAAACTCCAGATAATATTTCTCCTAAAACTACTACTTTCAAAACAACTTTATAAGTTAAGATGCCTTAGGGCATAGAAAGAGAAATTAAAAGTATGGCAAGACAAGACGCATTAAGTATTAAACTCACAGATGGTACAACTCCAGCTGATTTGATGGAACAGTATGCAGGGTTAATTGAGAATATTGAAGCAACAGCAGTTTCAATTCAGTTAAAAAATTATAATTTAAGTGGCGACCCTATGGGTGGTAGTGTAGAAGCGAAGAGATTTGAAAACTCTGTATCAGTTGCTTATGGTACAGCAAGAACCGCTGGTGCTGGTGTTGATGTTCAAACCGAACCAGTTGTTATCAATCTAAATGTTGATAGAGAAATTGTTGAAGAGATTGAAGCGAAAGATATTAAATTGTATGGAATACCTGCTATGTTGCAACGCAGAGCACAAAACCATAAGTCTGCTATGAAGAGAGAATTAGATACTGCTTTCTTTACTGAAGCGTATGTAACTGGAACAGCGACTACTTGTGCTGGTGCTACTTGGGACATTAAATTAGAAGAGTTGGCAGTTGCCCTTGAAACAACTTCAAACACTTATGTTGATGGCGTTGATAGAAGTATGATGGCGTTTGTTGTTACTCCTTCAGTTCATAGTCTATTAAGATTACAAATTGATGCTATGCCTGCCACAGATAATGCTTATGCCAAAGGTGCGGTAGGTTTGTACCACGGAGTGCCTATTTGGGTTTCAAATCATTTGCCTAAAGGCGTTGGTCAAGTTGTCAATGCGTTTGTAATGGCATTTGGTTCAGTTGCTCAACCAGTAGCAATTAGTCAACCTTATACCGATGAAAGAATACCTTTAAGTAATTCACACGCAGTTGAATTGTTCTACAATTACGGAACTAAAGCAGTTACACCTGATTTAATCCGTTATGTTGGGGACACCTATTCTGCTTCTTAATTATTAAATGAAAGTTAAGAAAGGGGGAGTGGTTATCGCCATTCTCCCTACTGAACTAAAAAGGTATAAGTTGGCAGGTTGGGTTCTTGTTCAGGAAAAGACAGTTGAAGAGATCAAGATAATGAATGAGAAAGCAAGATTAAAAAGATTAGCGAAAGGTGGTAGTTAAAGTGTTAAGTCAATTAAAATTATTATTAGGAATAACAGTTACAACTTATGATACATTGTTAAACCTATTGATTGGTATTGCAACTGATAAGGCATTAAGAACTATCAATCCTTTTGAAGATAATTTTGATATACTGTTATTGCCTGAAAAGTATAATTATTGGGTAGTGCAAGCAAGTCAACAAATGTATTTAAGTTTAGGTCAAGAAATAGTAAACAGTTATAGTGAAAATGGCTTGTCAATTTCCTTCAAGGAATTGCAAAGTGGGATTAGTAAAGAGTTGTTGAACGAGTTGATACCAAAAGCGAAAGCAATAGGGTAGGTCTAATATGGCTATATTACCCATTAAGAGTTGGAGTAAGACTGTTTACATCGCTAAACTAATTTCTACTAATAAAGACAGTTATGGCAACCAAACAAATGTTTACGATACACCGATACAGTTTACGCTTAATGTTCAACCTTTAAGTGATAGTGCAAGAATAGAGATATTTGGTGCTAACGCTAAAAAGATGTATGTAGCATTAAGTAAAGATATTAGTATAGATATAAATGATTTTGATTTAGTGTATTTAGAAGATGCTACACCTACTGGAGAAACTAAAAATGGGTTTAATGCTAATTATGTTGTGCGTAGAGCAAGTATTCAAAACATAGTTGGTATATACTACTTTGAAAGTATTAAAGGTAGATAAATATGGCTCAAAAAGATTATGATTGGGCAAGTGGTGGTTTAGATGAATTACTTAGAGATTTACAAGAATATGAAAGACAGTTGTTTTTAATAAATAGCGAGTTCGTTTATAAAGTTGGAGTTCTTACAAGGCAAAATATAATTAGTAGTGCGAGTAGTAATGATATGGAAGAATTGCAAGATATTAAGAATAGCAATATCTTAACACAAATTGCGTTTGGTTCTAATCCTAAAGTGTTAGTTCTAAACACAAGTCAAAATGCTACTTATAGTGAGTTCGGTTATGGTGTTAAATCTAAAGGGTTTAACAGTTATACAAATCTGTTTGAACCAGTTATAAATTGGGCTTACGATGTGAATAATCACGGGTATAACGGTTGGTGGTACAAGAATAGAAGTGGAGAATGGCAACACTCAATAGGGCAACTACCGCAAGGAAGTATGTATAGAGCATATCTTAAAACTAAACAAGAATTAGGATCAGTTGCTCAAACGGTATTTAGTAAGATAAAGTTAGGTGGTAAATAATGAAAAGAGAAGAAGTATTTGAAGAGATTTATGGTGGCATAAACACTAAACTGTCTAATGGCACATTAAACCCTTATGGTGCTACTATTCTATCGTTTATACCTTCTTATGAGCAAGATGAGTTTCCGTTGATTGTATTGAGCCAAGTTGAGTATAGTTTGAATAGTGAAACATTGAATAAGAGTGAGAAGAAACATAATTTGTCAGTTGAAGCACAGATATTTGCTAAAGATACTGCAACAGTTAATAAGCGTATAATCGCTAATAGCGTTGCTGATTTAGTGGAAGTTGTATTACAAGATGATTATGGTTTAAGATTAGAATTGTCAAATGTATTACCTAATCTTGATGAGAATGTATATAGAGTATTATTAAGATTTAGTTGTATTATAGATGATGATAGTAAAGTTATTTATAGAGAATAACGGAAAGGTGGCTAAACACTTATGGCATTAGCACAAAGCGATATTGGGATTGAGTTATGGGCGAGTTCTACTGGCACTGCTGGAACATTCACTGAATTAGTGGCTGTTACTGGTGTACCTGCAACTGGTTCAGCACAAGGTAAATTAGAAGCAACTGTATTAAGTTCTACCAAGAAACAGTATATTGCGGACAGAGAAGATTTACCTGATTTAGAGTTTACTTATAATCATTTGGAAGCGAATTATACTTTAGTAGAAGCAGTTTGTGGTCAAGCATATCACTTCTTAATCGTTTATGGAGATGGAACTGGTGCGTTGATTGTTGGTGAAGGTAATACTTGGGTAGATGCAGTTTCGAGGGGTAGCGTTGTTCAAGCAAAATTGAATATCGTTCCTGAAAGCATTGAATACCAAACTATTGCAGAAGTTGCAGTATTAGTAGCAGTAGGATCTTAATAACTGTTTGAAGGGAGATTATAAATGGTTAATGTATTAGTAATTGATGTTAGTGGAGTTGAATACAAGTTTGCGTTAGATAGAGCAGAAATTGTTAGAGCAGAGAAAATGGGATTAAAGTTAAAGGCATTAGAAGATACACCTTTAACCCAAATGACTTTCTTATGGGCGATTGGGTTGCATAAAATACAACCTAAACTGTCTAATGAACAATGCTATGAACTGTATGATAAGTACCTTGCTGAAAATGGAGATGTACAAGAAGTTATCCAATTCTTGTCTAATGAATATGGAAGTTTTTTTCAAACCACACAACAAAGTACAGAAGAAACAAAGAAAGCGAGATTGGAAGTTCTTTAGAAGAAGTTGAAGAACAAGATTTCTTAACTAACGAAGAGTATTTTAATTATTTGTTTCCTTATGCTATCCAATTTGGTATGTCTAATTATGATTTTTGGTATAACGAACCGAGTTTGTATTGGGCATACCAAGTTGCTTATCAAGATAAAGCGAAACGAGATTTAGAGATTATGAATTACAATGCTTGGTTGTGTGGGTTATATAACTATAATGCGTTTAGTGTTGTTGAAGCAAATGTTAATCGTAGAGAAACAGATGAACTACAATCTTATGTTAATAAGCCGTTTGATTTTAGTGACAAAGATAATAATGTAGATGATAAAAAAGAAAAGAAGAATATGTTAGAAATTAGAATGAAAGCACTACTCTCGAAGAGTAAAAGTATATTAGGCAAAAAGAAAGAAGGATAGCAACTATATGGCAAGTAATTATTCAGTAGCGAACTTAGGTATAACAATATCATCTACTGCCAGAGGTGCTATTTTGTCAATCAACTCTTTAACTAAAGCGGTAGAAAGAGCAAATGTTCAAACTGCTAAATTAAGTGCCGACTTTGTTAAAATGGGTGGGGTTTTAACTCCAACTACTGCTAAAATAACTGCTCAATCTTCAAGTCTAAAATCATTAGAAAGCAACCTAACGAAATCTACTAATGCTTTACAAAAGATGAGTGGTACTTTTAGTGGTCTTGGTAGGATCATATCAACTAATTTAGGTTTTGGAAGTTTGCAACAAAGTTTGAATACTATTACTACTGGGTTAAATAAAATTATAAATGAAGTTAGTGGTTATATTGAAAACTTTAATTTATTTAATGTTACTATTACTAACTCATTAAGAACCCAATATAAAGAAGAAACTAAAATAACTGAAGAGTTTAACAAGCAACTTCAATTTCAATATCTAATGAACGATGTATTAAAAACTAATATGAGTGAAACTATGCGTTATCAAGGTTTCTTTCAAAATCTATCTGGCTCACTTGGTTTATCAAGCGATAGTTCTATATTATTATCTCAAAATCTAACTAAGTTATCTTATGATCTATCATCTCTATTTAACATACCTGTGGCAACAGCGTTTTCAAAGATAAGTTCAGGTTTAATTGGTCAAACGAAACCTTTAAGAAACTTAGGTATAGATGTTACCCAACAGACTTTACAACCAATTCTATATTCATTAGGTATCAATAAACAAGTTACATCTTTAACTCAAGCCGAAAAGGTTATGTTAAGGTACATATCTATTTTAAGACAATCAACTAATGCTCAAGGGGACTTCGCAAGAACTATTGAAGCACCTGCAAATCAAATTCGTATCCTAACTAATCAAATAAAAGAATTATCAAGATGGGTAGGTGCTATCTTTATCGGTACATTTGGTAAAATAATACCTTATGTAAATGCTTTTGTTATGGTCTTGAAAGAAATGGCTAAATGGGTTGCGTATGCTTTTGGTTTTAATTTGAATAATTATAATTTTATAGGTCAACAAGCAGAAGATGTTGGGACTTTAGATGAAGAATTAAATAATGCCACCGAAAGTGCTAATGCCTTAAAAAGAACATTAAGAAGTTTTGATGAAATAAATAATATATCAACTGGTGCATCAACAAGTGTAAATGGTATTGCTATTGGTAATGATAGTGGTGCTTTTGATAAACTAAAAGATGTAATGAGCAGTTATGATAATCTTATGTCAAATGTTAGTACAAAGGCAGGTCAAATAAGCGATAAGATTTTAACTTGGTTAGGTTTCTCTAAAACTGTTAATGAACAAACTGGAGAGATTAGTTGGTTTTTCACTCAAATTGTTGGATTAGACTTTAGTGGTTTATCTAAAGATTTCGGTTTATTGGCTGATAAACTTTCCGCTTTAGGAAGCACCTTATGGGATAGTTTAATTGATCTATACGACCACTTCTTAAAACCTTTAGGTGCTTACATTATAAATGTTGCTTTGCCTGATTTCCTTGAAACAGTTGGAGATGGGGTTGAAGCGATAGGCAAGTTCTATAAGAATAATAAAGAGTATATGACACTGTTTTATGATAAGTTCTTATTACCTGTATCTAAAATATTATTAGATGCTTTTAATAAGTCTTTCGAAGGTTTTGTTGCTGTAATAGATAGTATGACAAGTAATGAAGCTGGTGCAAAGAGAATATTTGACTTAATCATTGTATTCTTAGCGGCCTTAACTGCTACTAAACTTATTCTTGCTCTAAAAACACACCCATTTATTGCGTTGTCAGTTGCTATTTTAACTATCATAGGTAGTAAAGATGATTTCTCAAGTTGGTTAGAAAGTTTAGGGAAGATGGGGACTTATGTTGGAACATTGATAACTCTAACAGCGGCTTTAATGGGTGTCGCATTTGCGATAGCGGCTGTTATGGGTGCTTCAACCGCTGGAATTTCATTAGTTGCTTGGACAGCGGCTTTAGTTGCGGCTGGTGCTACTTATGAATTATGGCAAAAGAAATTAAAGACCCCTAATCCTCCACCAAAAATTCCTTTGCCACCTGGCGGGGGTACAAATAATCCTACACCAAAAATTCCTTTGCCACCTGGCGGGGGTACAATATGGGCTGATGGTGGGTTTCCAACAACTGGCGAATTATTTATCGCAAGAGAAGCAGGACCTGAGATGGTTGGTAGTATGGGTGGCAAAACAGCGGTCGCTAATAACGACCAAATCGTTTCTGGTATCACACAGGGCGTATTTGCAGGCGTTGTGAACGCTTTTAGTGGTATTGGTAGTAATAGTCCACAGACAATCAATTTGACTGTCCAGATTGGTTCTAATAAGGTTGGAGATGGTATAATAGATTTAGTCAATGATAGTATTAGTAGAGGTAAAACAATTTTAATCTAATGAAAGGTGGAAATTAAATGGCTCAAGTTTGGCAAATTAAAACAATCAATAGTGATCCAGTACCGATACCAACATCACTTAAAATAGCATACTATACTCTTGAAAAAGATGCAGGTGCTAATATGCTTGGTAATATGATACATAATGTGATAAACCATAAAAAGAAGTTCTTTATCACTACACCACCTTTATCACAAACTGATTTAGATGCTTTTTTAGAGATTATGATACCTGATGCCTTAACTATCGTGTATTATGATCCATTTAATAGCGGTACTGAAACAACTGGTTATTTCTATCACGGAGATATTGAAGTAGAAGTATTATGGATTAAAAACGAGAGTATGACAGATGTTTTATATAAAGGTTTGAGTATCAACTTAATAGAGAATTAGGAGAACAAATGTACACAGTTTCAACAGAGTTAAAGAACATATTAAAAAGTAATACTTCAACGAATAAAGCGTATGTTATTTTGACTGACTTAACTACAAGCATTGAAACTGTTATAGATGGGGAAAGCATGGCTAAGATTGATATTTCAATCAACGCTATACCTGATAATAGATTAGTCGGTAGTATTGCTAAAGGGACTTGTTATGTTGAGTTTGTAGGAGATATTACTGCCACACTTGATTTAGCACACGAATATGAACTACAACCATTTATAGGGGTTCTATTGAGTGGTGGTACAGTTGAGTATATACCACAACAGACTTTCTTTGTTAATGAGTATGAGTATAAACAAGATGTTAAAAAGACAGTATTTTCTTGTGTAGATTATACACAAAAGTTAAATAAACCTTATGTTAGTACAATCAATTTTACATTAAACCCTACTTTATTTGATGTGTTAGAAGATGTTTGCTCACAATGTGGAATAGCGTTAAATAATACAACTATCTTTAATGGCTCATTTGCGATTGATACTACAATGTATTTAGATGAATTAACTAATTATCAAGTATTAAATTATATATTAGATTTAGCATTATCATTTGCTTATATGAATAGAAGTAATGAGTTAGTTATTAAACAAGCGAGTTCTATTGTTTATACTAATACTTTTGTTGAAACTATTACTAAAGCACAAGCAAGAGAGTTTACTATCTATCAAGATAGTTTTAAGACTTTAGGTGTTAATACTTTAACATTGATATTAAATAATACTGTTCAAGTTGAAAATGTATCTTTAACAGACCCTACTAATTATGCTATTGATGGTTATGTTGAATTATCAATTACTGATAATCCATTTATTTGGAATAGCACATTAAAGAATAGTGTTATTACTGCTATGCTAGCCGAGATATTAGGGTTTAATTATCGTGCTTATAATGTCGTTTCTAAAATTGCTCCTTATTTAGATTTAGGAGATATTATTAAGTTAGATACTAATATAGATAATAGTATTAGTTATAGTGCTGTATTAGATATAAATATATTGTTTGATGGTGCAATTAAAGTTGAATTAAACGCAGGTGCTGAAACTCTTGCTCAAACAACTTATAAACAAACTGGAACATTGACTAATCGTGTTAGAAAAGCCGAGATTAGTATTGATAAAGCAAATGGGGAAATATCGCTTGTTGTTAGTTCTGTTAATGAAGTTGAAAGTGATGTTGCGAGTTTAGTTGTTTCAGTTGATAGTATTACAACTACTGTTGAAAACGATGTATTAGGCGATAGTGCTGAAAGTCTTAAATCTCAAATTACTCAAACTGCAAGCGATGTAACTACTGTAATTACTGATGTCAATGATATTCAAACTGTATTTCAAAGTACAGTTGATGGTTTCTCTATTGTCAAGGGCGATGTAAGTATTATTGGTAATGTTAGTGGTGTACCTTATGTTGCGATTAGTGATGGAACTGGCGATGTTGCTACAATTCAATCTAACACAATGACTATAAACAATATTGTTGTTAATGACAGTATCATAATTGGACAACACAAAATATCTAAATACTATGATGGTGCTAAATACATTACGATTGTTCAACTCATATAGAAAGGGGAACTAATGGCTATATCAATTACAAGTAGTGTTAATCTTAATGATACAACTAATGTCGCAAGTGGTTTAGCGGTAACTGTTACTGGTAGGGAATTTCCTACTGAAAACTATACCTATGAATTAAGTGTTGGTGGTACAGTCATAGCGACTTCTACAAACAAGTTAAACTCATTTACGATTACTGGAATAACTGCTACTGAAATATACGATAACGCTTATCTACATAATTTATCAGGTGTAGTTTCTCTAACTGGACACGATGCTTTAGACACTGATACTTACACTAAAACTGGCACACTTACTATCAACGCAAGGTTATCAAGTTTAGTAGTTACAAGCCCTAAAGACACATCAGTTTTGAATATGGATTTGGCTAATCCAGTTAATGTTATTACAAGTTGGACAAGACCACACACTGCATTTCACGGAAGAATTAAAATGTATGTCAATGGAACACTTGCAGTTAATCGTGGGTGGTTTGATACTGGTGCTAATTTTGATGTTGTAACTGAAGGTTATGATAGTGCGATTATTACTGCTATGGGTGGAGTTAGTCCAGCAGACTTACGCTATGACCTTATAACAGAGTTTCAAACTGGTGCAAGTACCTATACCGCATTAAGCGGTGTTAGTGATACCGAAACTTACGCAGATGCTATTACACGAACATTTATCACTAAATCAACAGTAGTATTGAGCAATTTTACTATCAATAGCGATTTGATAACTAATGATTTGGCTTATACATTGACAAGTGATGCAAGTACGACTAATAATATAACGCTATATGTAAACAGTGTTTCTATAATGCAAATTACGGGTATAACTGCAAGTGGTGTGTTTAACATTACTTCAACAGAACTAACCGCTATGCTAAATGCAACGGATCAAATAACTACTAGTTCTTGTACTGCTTATGCGATAGTTGAAACATTTGTTGGTGCGACTTCATTTGGTACTACTCAATCGGCTAATGTTATTGCCACAATAGATGCAACTTATGTCCCTATTATTACTGCTCAATCATACGCAGAAAAGACAACAAGTCCTGATGTTAATACCTTAATTGGAAAGTTTGTTCAAGGTATATCTACATTGGAGTTTTTAACCAGTGGTAATACTACCGCAAGTGGAACAAGAATTAAACAGATCAAAGTAGAGTTTAATCCTAAACCAATTTTAACTGACTATTTATATACCGATAATATTACAAGTTTAACCAATAAGAGTTTAATTACTACTGCTCTTTTAAATAGTGGTACAAGTAATGCTATTATCACGATTACTGATTTTAGAAATAGAGCAACAACTTATACCCATTTGAATATAGCGGTGTTAGCATACATTACTCCAACTATCAATACTTTCAATGTCATTAGATGTGGAAGTGGGGGTTCATTAAACGCTATTGGTATTTATGGTAAATATACATTAAATGGCAGTGTATCAAGTTTAATCAATGGAACTGAAAAGAACGAGTTATATTACAGAATTGGTTATAAACTAACTGGTGGTGGTGCTTATACTTATTATTCGGCAGTTGATACTAATGCTATATCTTTCAATAGTACTTATGTAAGTGCTAATGGAGATTATAATGTCGCTAATGTTTACGATGTTATTATTGAAGTTTACGATGTGCTTACAAGTGGTGCTAAAATAACCTCTACCGATACAATGCCTTATGGAAAAGTGGCTATGATGTGGGGAGATGATTATGTTAGTTTTGGCAAGACAGCAACTGGTACTTATAATGTTGAAACTGGTGCAAAAGGAATAGGAACAGAAGGGCAATTTGTTTCTACTGTTGCGACAGGTACTGCACCTTTAGTGGTTGCAAGTGGTACAATGGTTTCTAATCTTAATGTCCAAAAATTAAATGGTGCTGAATATTCAACTACAACTTTCACACCACGATTATACGGTTTGACAACGGCAGGAACTGGGACATATACTACTCGGCTTGGTTATTATACAAGAATTGGGAATATAGTGTTCTTCTCATTAGACTTAATTTGGACAAATCATACAGGGGCAGGAAATATGCGTATAGATGGTCTACCAGTTAATGCTAACGCTACATACGATGTTGCTTGTGCGGTTTTCGCACAAAATATCACTACTGTTGCTAATAATATAGTTGTTGGGTATGTATTAAAGAACTCAAATCAAATAGTGTTAGGTTCATATACCATTACAACAGGTGCTAATAATTCAATCGTTATGGATACCACTGGCACATTTAAGATTAGCGGTCATTACTATGTTTAAGAAAGAAGGTAGAAAATGAAGTACTTAAAATTGGATTTATTCAAAGATGGTTCAGTCAAGATAGTAGAGAACACTTTGCTATTTTACACCGAGAATATATCAGCACAACTAATAGTTGACTTTAGTAATGTTGATGTTGAAGGTTTACCTAAATGGGTAGACTTTGATATTGCAGATGGGACTACTGCAACAGTGCCGAGATTTGGAGATGCTATACAAACTGGAAATATTTTAACTATAACTTTAGATGATGGTTTATTGAAACAAGGTAGATTGACACTTCAACCTTACGCTTACGATGCTGATACAAATGTCAAAATGATATTTAGCAAAGTTCGTGTTGTTGTTGGTGGTTTCTTAAATGTGGTTAATGATACATCGTTTACAGATGAAAACCCATTACAAACTATATTAGATGACCTGCAAGACCAAATAGATGCAATAGACCATACAGGAGTCCCTGATGGTGGTTTCACTAATCAGTATTTAGTGAAGATAGATGAAACAGATTATAATACAGGATGGCGAACAATAGACAGTACTGAAGTTGCTTATGGAGATGGAAATGTTAGTGAAGGTCTTGAAAATAGATACACTGAAACAGAAGTAGATTTATTGTTAGGTAATAAGGTTACCGTTGTAGCGGGAAGTTCATTAGTAGATGATATACAAATCGCTTCTACAACTATACCACGATGGGATGATTTATTCTTCCCGTTATCACAGTCTAAATTAGGTGCTAACTTAAAACCAGACTTCGACTTTACTAATAATGGATTGTTGTTTCCACGCAATGATACAAGTGAGTACGTGCTATTTACAGTTCAAATGCCTCATAGTTGGCTAGTTGGTTCTGCAATTTATCCACATCTACATTATATACAGAATGCTAATACTCAACCAGTATTTACATTACAGTATCGTTGGACTAATATTGGAGCAGTTGAAAGTGGTACTTGGACAACAATTACCTTGAACACTAATACACAGACATATACTTCTGGAAACTTACATCAGGTATTAAAAGGAACATCTATTGATGGAACTGGTAAAACAATAAGTTCTATACTTGATATTAAACTATATCGTAACGATAATGTTTATGTAGGGGACTTACTTGCTAAGCAGTTTGATATACATTATCAAGTTGATAGTTTTGGTAGTCGTCAAGAATATGTAAAATAGAAAGGTGACATAATGATACAAGTGCTCTATCAACTATTTCAGCAAGTGGTATTATTCAAGTAGCAGATAATGATATTATATGGATAAGTGGTAAAAACTCTACTGACACTACTGATATGACTATTAGAAATGCTACTATTGGTTTGATTAAGATTAAGTAGAAAGCGATAATTCGCAGAAAGACAAAGGTAAAGATTAAATGACACAAAACAGATGGAAGAGTAAAGTATTATGGTTAGCGGTTGCATCGTTGATTACATTTCTTTTAACACAGTATGGCTTATGGCATTGGATTGGTTTAGATGAAGGTGCGTTTACTAAAGTTGTTGATTTAATTTTAGTTGTACTTGGTTTACTTGGTATTATCAATAACCCTACTGATCCAGAGAACTTATAATGCTTAAAGGGCAGAAATTAAAAACGATAGGGGGTGTTGAAGTAGCATTACTCCCTATGCGTTATCTAAGAGTTACCCAAACGATTGATGAAGATGGTACTACTCACGATGGAACACTTAACATTGATTTAGCGGGTAGAGATAGCGGTAGAGATGATATGTACGCACCAGTTAGTTGGAGTGTGGTTAGAAACTCTAATACACCTAATCACGAAGTTATTTATTGGAGTGATAATAAGGTGTTATGGGCTAATGGAACGATTGACTATATTTCAGTTAGAGTATTGCACGATGATGTTGTAATTGATTTGCCAGTTGGAAGAAACTTTGATCAAGGCGATGTTTGTTATCAAGAAGGTAATACAGGTGATAGCCAAGGTAACCATATTCATTTATGTGTCGCAAGGGGACATACTACTAAGATAATCAAACACGCAAGTGGGTATCGTGATTTAGATGGTAGTGTTAATCCAAGCGATGTGTTCTATATCAATGATACAATCGTTATCAAAGATGGTGGTTTAAAATGGGGTATTTATGTACCGCCTATTGTACCGCCTCCAATTATACCAATTAAGGTCGGCGATAAGGTGTTTATTAAGACAACTGCTACTACTTATTTAAGTGGTGTTAAAATACCACAGTCAAGAAAAAAAGGTGGTGTATTTGCTAAAAACCCATATACAATTAAACAAGATGGAGATACAGACAGATATAAAAAGAATAATGGTTATTGGTTGTTAAAAGAAATTAATTCTTGGGTTAAGAAAACCGAAGTGGAAAGAAAATAGGTAATGTTGTGAACACTGAAACAACAATTGAATTAGGACTATTATTAGCAGTGCTTGCAGGTGTAGTTACTCTATATAATGTGTTCACATCAAGGGGTATTAAAAAGTTAACAGAAGGTAGATGGCAAGGTTCGGTAGATATTAAATTAGATAATATCATTAACACATTTACTGGCTTAAGCAAAGATGTTGCACTAATTAAAGATGATATAAACGCATTACACACAAGGGTATCATTATTAGAAGGTTCAACAGAGAGAAGAAAAAGAAAAGTTAAAGAAACAGTTGAGTAAACTGTTTTTTTATTACACTTTTATAGGGGAATAATTTTCAATTATCACACTTTTTACTATGAATAATTACGAATTATGTAAATTAGCGTTGACATTATAATATATATAATATATAGTAAGCATTAAGAAAGGAGTGTAAACAATAACACTATGAAAAAGGTTCTAAGATTTCCTGCTATAACTGAAGAAGATAAAAGGAAATATCGTGAACGATTGAACAAAAGCAAATGGATAGATAGAAGCAATAATAAAATAGTTAGACAATTAAAACGGAAAGGAGAATTATGAGTTGGTTGTCAATGTTATTTAGTTTCATCATTGGTTTAATATTTGGATATGGTATCGCTATATTCGTTGTTATATGTAGAGATTGGAGAAAGTTATGATGAATACAATAATGTTTGTAACTGGTTTATCAGTTGGATTATTAGTTAGTGTGGTTACCTTTTGTTTCTTCTATAATTTGGGCGACCCAGATGATTATAAAGATGATGAAGATAGTTTAATATGAAAGAATATCTAAAGAGTAAAGAAGGTAATTTGTACTGTTGTAAATCAGGTTTAAGCGAAAATGAAAGACACATTGATGCAGACCATTACCCAGCAGAGATCAACAATGTTAATTATTGCGAAGATTGTTTAATAGAAGATTTTAATTTAATTATTTGTCAAGTTTGTGGTTTATTAACGATACCAGTATCTTATGTCAATGATAAGGGAGAAGTTGCTTATAATTATAGAATATGCGAAGTATGTTATAGCGATTTAGAAGCAATTAAAGAGAATAAGTTTTTTTTAAGACAAGTAGGCAAAGGAGAAAAATGAAAACGAAGGATATTATGAAGTTAGATTTAGATATTGATAGCCCTAATTATGTTAATAATGTAATGAGAATTATTGAAGATTATGACTTAGACCAAAAGCATTTATATTTAGCGAATATGTTATATTTAAGTATTACTAATCCTATTTATAGAGAAGATGAGAGAAAGGCATTATTGATTAAGTTGATAAACTGTTATCTATTAGTTAGTTTGGGGTTTAAAAGAGATTATGATTAAATACTACTTTAACAAAGATAAGTATATTAGTGCAAGAAGTGAACACGAAGATTTAACTTTAGAAACTGCTAAATGGTTATTAGAACACTCTTGTTATGCTGGCTTTAACGGTAAAGAAAAAGGAGAGTTAGAGAGAAGGGGTTATATTATTTTAAGTAGTTGGTGCGATGAAAGAGATGAGTAATGATTTATACCAAACTAATGAAGTTTATACAATGCACATTGGTAATAATAGACAAGAGTGGTTAGATAAGAGAATTAAGGGAATTGGTGGAAGTGATATTAGTGCTGTTATCGGTGTTAATTCTTGGAAGAACAATCAAGAGTTATTTAGAGAAAAGGTTGGTGGAGTAAAAGATTATAAAGAACCAACTAAAGCAATGAGATATGGCACTTTAGCCGAAAAGCATATTAGAGAATTGTTTGTGTTAGATAACGAAGGTAAGTATCAAGTTCAGTATATGGAAAATGCTATTGCACAGAATAATGAATATCCGTTTATGTTGTATAGCCCTGATGGATTGATAATTGATTTAGAGAATAATCAAAAGGGCGTCTTAGAGATTAAGACTACTGAAACTGTTAAGACTAACGATAAAGAGAAATGGAAAGAGCAGATACCACAGAATTATTATACTCAATGTTTACAAGGTTTGATTGTGTTAGGGTTTGACTTTGTGATATTAGTTGCCGAATTAAAGAATTACGAACACGAAACTAATACACCTTATTTTGTTAGAAAGATTTATAAGATTGAAAAAGTTAATGTATTAGAAGATTTACAATATATCAAAGAAAAGGAGATTGAGTTTTGGGGTAATGTGGTTGCTAAAAAAGAACCTACATTACTTCTAACATTGTAAAATTATGAATAAAAAAGAATTAAAAGAATTGCAAGGTTGTATTATTGCGTTCACAGTTGAAGGTCTTACCAGAGTTAAGAATAAAGAAGCAACTGCTGAAGAAGTGATTTATTTATTATCGGTTGTGTATAGTTTATGGGCTAAAGATTTATTTGATAGTGTTGAAGGAATTAGCGATGATGCTTTATCTAAGTTTGAAAAGATTACTATGAAATTAAGCGATGGAGATTTATATATGGGTAGTGAAGATGATTATTATGAAAGTAAACCTATTGGTAAACACTAATGGCTGATAACTTTGAAGTAGATGTTAGACAAACTAATGGAATTATTGAGTTTAATTATCAAGAATTAAAAGATAAGATCACAACAGCGGTTAAGCCATATACAACTATGGTAGTTGATAAGTATGGAATTGCAGATGCTAAAAAGATTAGAGCCAATCTTAATAACTTTAAGAAAGCAATAGATGACAAGAGAAAGGAGATAAAAAAAGGTTACCTTACACCTTACGAGATATTTGATAGACAGGTTAAGGACTTGTTAGAGATTGTTGATAGTGGAGTTAGTAATGTAGATATTCAATTAAAAGAGTATGAGCAACTTGATAAGACAATTAAGAAATCCTTAATACTTGAGTATTTTGAAAGTTTACAGTTTGGGTTGGTTGAGTTTGATAGATTGTTTGAAGACAGTTGGCTAAATGTTGGTTCAACTGAAAAAGTATGGAAAGAGCAATTATCAAACAAGATTGATAAAATTAGAGCCGATATTAAGATAATTGAGAATATGGGAGTTGAAGATACTAAAGTATTTATTCACTTCTACTTAAAAGATTTCAACTTACTGTCGGCTCAAGAAGAGTATAAATTGCTATACGCTAGCAAAAGCGATATAAAGCCATTAGAGAGAGATATTGAGTTAGGGGTAGATTATGTACCAGAACAACTAAATGTCAACCTAAACTCATTAGAACTCGTTATAGAGCATTATAATGATGGCTTGTTAGTTAGAACCTTTGAAGTAACAGGAACTGGACAACAATTACTAATGTTAGCCGATTATATGAACAATGTTATTAAAATTAAGTTTACTAAATTAAATAAAGGAGAATAAAATGACAGTAAAGAATAGTTTAACAAATCAAAAGCCGAAGTTCAGCGTTGCTATACAAAGTGAAGGGTATAAGAACCTTATAAACTCAACACTTGGCGATCCACAAAGAGCGAGTAGATTTGTTGCAAGTATCAGCAGTGCAGTTGCTATAAACCCAGCGTTACAAGATTGTGATGCAGGTACAATTCTTAGCGGTGCTTTAGTTGGCGAAAGTCTTAATTTAAGCCCAAGCCCAGCATTAGGTCATTATTACTTAGTACCATTTAACGATAATGTGAATAATCGCAAGGTAGCCACATTTCAACTTGGCTAAACCAAATCTGGTCAAGTATAAAACCGCGTGAACCCTATTACTTAGGGGTGTGCCGATAAATCGGTGCTAACGATGAAACCCTTCAACCATTACAACCTATGTGAAAAGTTGTAATTAAGGGCAATATCGTGCTATAATATTTATATGATAGGTATCTACAAAATTACAAATAGAATAAACGGAAAATCATACATAGGTCAAAGCAATAATATTGATCGTAGATTTAGAGAACACACTAATAAGAAAAGTGAATTAAACTTATCAATTAAGCGTGCTGTTAAAAAATACGGTAAGGAGAACTTTGATTTAGAAATATTAGAAACAATAGATATACCAAATAGAGATAAACTAAATGAACTTGAAATGTATTATATTAGTTTGCACAAACCTGAATACAATAGAACTTTTGGGGGAAGTGGTCAAATGGGTATGTTTGCAAGTGATAAAACAAAAGAATTGTTAAGAAAATCAGGCAAAGAACAGTGGAATAACAAAACTGATGAAGAAAAAAACAAAATATTAAAGAACTTCAAAAAGACTGAAATTGGTCATAAAGTTTCCATTGAAACAAGAGAAAAATTAAGATTGGCTAACATTGGTAAAAAAGCCACAGAAGAAACAAAAAATAAAATGAGACAATCAATGTTAAACAAAAAATTAAATGGTTATGTTCGTGATAATAAAAAGTGGTATAAAAGAGTTGTTATCATTGAAACAAATATGGAGTTTGAAAGTGTTAAAGAATGTGCTTATTATATAGGAGTAATCCCCGCTTCCGTTAGCGGAGTTGTAACAGGTAGATATAAAACTTGTAAAGGGTATCATATTAAATATGTAGTGTAGAGACTACCTGTGATGAGTTTAACAGGGTAGGTTGGAAGATAAGTTACCAATCCAAGTGCGTGGCACACGAAAGTGTGAAGAGATAGTCCAAACCATAGTGATGATAAAATTACGGAGTTAGGGAAGGGTTATGTTCAATTAGCGATTAGAAGTGGTCAATATAAGAAGATAAATGTTATTGCAATTAAAGAAGGGGAGTTGATTAAGTATGACCCTTTGACAGAAGATTTAGAGATTAAATTGATTGAAGATGATTTACTGAGAGAAAAGACTAAAACTACTGGTTACTATGCGATGTTTGAATTGACTAACGGTTTTAGAAAGACAATGTATTGGGGTAAAACTAAAATGGAAACTCACGCACAAACTTACTCAAAAGGTTATCAAGCAAGAACAGGTTATACATTCTGGGAAAAGGACTTTGATGGTATGGCGTTTAAGACTATGTTAAGACAACTAATCAGTAAATGGGGGATTATGTCCATTGAATTAAAAACTGCTTATGAAAATGATATGAGTGCAATTAGAGAAGATGGCACTAAGATTTATGTTGATAATGATAATACAGTTAGTTTTGAACAAGTTAAAGATGATGTAGTTGTAGAAACGGTTGAACAAGAAAGTTTAGTATGAGCAAGTACAACTCTAAAAAAGTTGAGTACGAAGGAATAACATTTGATAGCAAGGTGGAGTTTAATTACTTCATCTTGCTTAGAGAATGGTTAGAGTGTGGTGTTATTGCTGGGTTTGATATTAAGCCGACTTATGAGTTGATACCTAAATATGAGAAGTATGGTGTCAAACACAGAGCAATTACTTATACACCAGACTTCCTAATACAACATTTGAATAACACCATTGAATTAGTTGATATTAAGGGATTTGGAACATTGGCAAGTGATTTAAGAAGAAAGTTATTTGATTACCGATACCCAGAATTAAAGTTGACTTGGTTGAGTTATTGCAAGAAGTATGGCGGTTGGGTTGAATATAACGAATTGATCAGGTTGCGTAAGTTGAATAAAAAAGTTGTTGACTTATAATATATATTATGATAACTTATATATACCATTAGTAATAGATAACTATAAGTATAGAATATATGTGTATTAGTATTAGTATTGTATTGTCTTAGTATTAGTATTGTTTAAGTATTGTATTGTTTTAAAGGATAAAGATAAAACAAAGAAGATATATCTTACTTATATAAAGGAGAATTAAATGAGTGAAGAAGTATGCCCTAAATGTGAGAACACCAGAATAAATGTTTATCAAGATGAAGAAGGTTATGTGTTCGCTAAACCTTGTGAGTGTGCTAATGAATATGATTTTAAGAGAAGAATTAAAAAGAGTGGATTGCTTAATGTGATTGAAGATTATACATTTGATAAGTTTGAAGTTAAAGGTATATGGCAAAAGACAGTTAAAGATAAAGCATTATCGTTTGTTGATAATACTAATGGAAATTGGTTCTATATTGGTGGACAAGTTGGTTCAGGTAAAACAATGATTTGTACTGCTATTGTTGGAGAATTGATTAAGCGTGGTTTAGATGCTCATTATATGATGTATCGCCAAGAGATAATGGAGTTGAAAATGGGTATGGAAGATTTTATGACTTACTCAAAAAAGTTAAATTATCTAAAGACAGTTAAGGTGTTATATATTGATGATTTATTTAAGGGCACTAATCAACCTACTGAAGCAGATTTAAGAATTGTGTTTGATTTATTGAATTATCGTTATGTCAATCGTGAGTTAATTACAATTATTTCAACAGAGAAAAGTATTGCTGATATTATGTTAATTGATGAAGCAATTGGAAGTAGAATATACCAACGAAGTAAAGATTATGCTATTAAGTTAGCACAGAACCCAGATTTGAATATGAGAATGAAATAAAGGAGAACTAAAATGAATGAAAATGAATACAAAGAGAGATTATTAGAAAGAAGTATGAAGTTCTTTAATGAGCATTATATCAACGCTAAAATGGTTAATAAAGAAAATGGCAAGATAAACATTTACTTTGAAGGTAATGATAAAATACTTTGTATGGTTTACTACCCATATACTGCAACGATTAAGATACCAAGATTAGATATAAGCGTTATTGGTAGTAAAGAGTTATGTGCTAAAATGTTCTTTGAACATTATGAGTTGTTCCGTGCCTAAACATAAATATTATCAAATTAAAAATAAGGACTTGTTAATTAAGCAAATTAAGAAAAAGTTTATAACTTATAGAAGTTTCGCAGATATAACTGGTATAAGTATTAAGCATATAAGTTCTTATATAAATTATAGTGATAATGGCAGATTGATAAGAGAAGAAAATGCAGAGAAAATATCAAGAGCATTAGAGATTGAGTTTGATGAGTTATTTAACGAAAAAAGAATTAAGCACTTGAATTACGGAGAAAAAGAGAGAGATGATAAAACAGATATGGAAATTAGTGAAGAAATTATTTTAGGTCTAAAGCATAATGTTATGAATAAGTTATTGATTGCTTATAGTGAATTATATGTTAGAGATATAATGAGTATTATAAATGATATTATTATAGAAGCCAGTTATTTAGGAGTTAATTCAACACTTGCTAATAAACAAGCATTTATAGTTAAAGCGATTGAGAAAAGGAGAAAATAAAATGATAAGATTAGAACATAATTATACCGCATTTAATCCCAAAAAAACAAAGACAGGTAAAACGATGTTTAGTATGATGGATTATGATAGCAAGAACCCACAAGCCAAAAGGTATGTAACTGTTTTTTGTGATAATGATATTGAGATTTATGATAGACAGAAAATTAAGATCATTACTATTACTGGAATTAGTTTAGGAGAATATAATGGCAAACAACAAGTATCAATGTTCGCTAAAGTTGAAGTTGAAGGTGTTGAGAAACAATTAGAACAGATGGTTGGCGAAGTACAGGCAGAAATATCTCCAGATGATTTACCATTCTAATATGACAGATACAATAAACGGAAGAATTAAACATCTAAGAACAACAAGGGGGGACAGTATCCCTGAACTTGCTGATTACTTAGGTGTTAGCATTAAAGTTATTTATAACATTGAGAGTGGTTTAAACTTACCTGCTATTGATACTTTAATTAAGTTATCCAATAAGTACGGCGTTAGTATTGATTATATATGTAAAGGTTTTGAAAGGGGAAATGTTAAATGAATATATACCAAAGAGCATTAGATTATATGTACGCAAATGCTGTTCAGGAAGTTAGTAATAGGGCTTATAGACAAGGTATAGAAATAACAGATGAAACATATAAAGATATTGAAGATTGGTTTGCTAAACTTGATACTTTAGTGGATAGAGCAAAACAAATTAAACCAATAGAAGTTAAAGATGAGATTGAAGATGATGTAATTTTATGTCCTGTTTGCAAAGAAGAATTGCAGTACGCTTGTGATTATCAAGATGTGTTTTCTTATTGCCCTTATTGTGGTCAAGCGTTAGACAGGGATTGATATGACAAAACCAAGTAGAAATCAAAAGGTAATGAGCCAAGATGAAAAAGATAAAATGGTTGAAGGTAATAGTGAACGAAGAGAAAAAGATAATAAAGATAAATTATCAATTAAACGAGCAGAGCAAGAGATATTTAACAGGGAGAAAGATAATCTACCTTTAGTTCTTAAACAACGCTTAGAAGTCATAGAAACAGCGTTAGAGAAAGAATTAGCAGATGTCAATGGTTTGAAATCAGCAAGAATACATCAGTTGATAAGTAGACAAGCATATTATTCTATTAGTTCAACAACTGGTTATTCTGCTCAAGAGTTATTTATTGTGTTTCAAGTATATCAAGATGTGATTGATAAGATAAATCAAAAGGTGTTGTTTATACCTTCCCAAAAGAACTTCTGCTCATTTGCAGGGTTTAGCACTAATACCTATAAGAACTATCTTCAATCACCAGATGATGACAAGAGAAATGTTATGCAAATGGTAGATGATTATATTAGTGATCTAATCATAGATGCTTCTAAAATGAGAAAGACAGATAATTCAAGTAGTATATTTGAGTTAAAAGCATTACACCAAATGGCAGAAGCAGTTAATCCGCAAGTTATCAATTTAGGTGGACAAATAAATGTAGACCAAGTATTAGATAGAATAGCACAGATTAAACAAGGTAATGTTATAGATGCAGATTTTAAAGAGAAAGGTAAATAAATGACAGATAAAGAATACGAGAATATCTTATACACCATTTATATTGCAAGTGAGTGGTGGTTAACAATGGACTTTAATGATTTTATAGTATTTGCAAAAGAAAGAGAGCATTTAGATAGAAGGGTAAAACAAATATATGCGACAGGACAAAAATAGCCAGATTAGATTTATTAAAGAAAAAATAGTTAGTTATGAGAATATGATTATGAACACAGATAGTGTTGAACAAGAGAATTACGCTAATATGGAATTAGATTATTATTACTCAATTTTAGAAACTCTAGAGAAAAGAGAATAATATATTTATTAAATATGTATTGACTTATTATTATAATAAGTTTAATATAAAATCATAGTAAAGGAGAATGAACTATGAAACAGTATTTATATGTTAGAGTATCTACTGATGGACAAGAATATCTTAGACAGTTTGATTTGTTAAATGAGAAAGGTTATAACGAAAGTAATTCTATTAT